CAAATGTCATGTCATCAAGAAATAATACGACAACTGGATCAAAAACTGGCTTTACTATTGATGACTTTATTACTTGATTAGTGATATTATCATCTTTACTTGTAGCTTCAGCTTCACCACAACACACAAGCATAAGTATTGCAGCTGACATTATTAACTTTTTCATTATTACTCCTTTATTTTAATTGTTGGTAATTTGCATAATATTAAAGAGAGTGGTCTTCAACAGCGTTGACAGTCGACCGTGCAGTCTCATTCTGACCCCACTTCAAACCATACTCTCCTTAATATTATATCCTCCGCATTATATCCACATTATTGCTCTACTAACTGATATTATAAATAAACAAACTAATGTACTAATCAGTATCATCATAAAGAATAGTGGAATAAAGCCTATTGGCATTCTTTCTTCTTGACTAAATAACCATTTATATAATCTATTTAGCATTATAATCTCCATTTATTGACTAGTTCCTGAAATTTACTTATATCATCTACCTCAACTGCTTCAACCTCTTCAATTTCAGCATTAAATACTTCAACAGTTGGTAACGGTATTATCATTTCAGGCTCAACACATTTCACTTGACCATTCTCTACCATCAATTCAGTACCAAGATCATCATAAGTTATTTGATCTTTTATAACAATCTTAATATCAGGATTAATAGCATGTATTTCAGCACGCTTAGCTTTATTATCTAATCTTCTTTGACGAGACTTTGCTGTTTGTGCAACGGCTTGAGCTTTATGTTTTGCTTTACGATCCATCTTTCTTACTTTGGCTGATCTCATTGTTTACCCTTTCATGTTTATGTTGGTTAAAATTTAGCTCTAATTACTCAAAGGGAAGAGCTAAGCCCATTTTATGTTGGTTTAAATTAATGCTAGCTCCCCTGATCAGAGTTCTCCGGTACATACATACCTAGAGTATCTAAGGATATCAGGCTTAATTACTTAGGGAATATGCAATCCAGTACCCTCGTCCTGCAGTCCCATTAAGCCTTGCCTTAGATATCGCTAGCAAATATAAATGTGAAAGAAGCAGACTAGGTTTGTGAGGATGATCAGTTGCCCACATTCCATCTCGCCTGCTTCCAGTTATGACCCGATCGGTCTTTAAATTAGTGGTAGGGGAGATATTGCTGAAACCAATCAACATAGAGCTCCCCATAAATATTTGATCAGGTCTGACTTGGCACCAGACTGCACATTGTCGCAAATACGTGGCTGATCATATTGCTTCCCATAGTCAACGCTCCTACTACAATAGGATTGTTTCACCGGTTCAAGATACTTGTAGGTAACTTGACGCAAAGTATATGCTAACTTGGCATTCAATCCAGGTTAGGCTTTGTACTTAAATTTAATTAAGCTCGCTGAGTACAGTTCAGCTCAAAGGGCGAAGGACTCCTACGTCTAGACCTACCTTCTTTTGACCACTATCATGTCCCTGCTTAAATCTTAACATTTACAACAGTGGCTAGAATGCTCCTACGAGTATCGACAGGGTTATCTCCAGCCACTATGTTGGTAATGCAGAGTATCAAAAAGGCAAAACAGATACGAAAGGTAACTAAAGCCCGGCTGTTCTCACGAATTCAGCTCTCTACTCTAAATCATATAGTTTAGTATAAGTTGGTATATATATCATCATGAATGTGCATGACAGGTGTGTAAATGATAGAAGGGCACAAGTTATTACACTCATGCCCTAATGGTTGTGGACACCACCCTGAGCTAGTCTAGATGCCGAAGAGATTCACATCCATCTCACCACGTTCTTCCTCTAACATCTCAAAGGATTTCTTCACGGTTTTGATGGGCTCATCATACTTCTTCACACGACACAGTTTCACAAGCATTCTGATCTTAGCTGTACATGAGCGTACCTTCTGTCTCTTCCGCCTTGTGGCTTCGGATACAGCGATAGCTTCAACAACTAGATCATCTGCTGCTTTCTGTGCTGTTGCTTCATCAACTAGATCTTCCAAGTCAAAGATCATATATCTCCATTTAATTGTAGTTTTCTACTAAAAATCAACTAAAAATAATCAAATCAAAAATAACGTAAAAGTGATAACGAAAAACCCTTTTAAGGGGTACACCTATGTATGAAACCCCACACACTAAAATTGCATAATTTTTGAAACTTAGGTATAAGTGTCGTATATTTACCCATGGAAACCAAATTGAATATATTGATTTTGTTATGGATTCTCGACAAGGCGATCATGATTTTGATACTATTACTTCTCAAATAAAATGAAATAGTTTGCATATGTTTATTAGTAGTAGTAGATTAACGCATCGGTAGTATAAAGCTATCACCCAGTTAGTACCCTTGAAATAGTTCTGCTAAATGGGTTAGACGTTGGGTTGCTCCCTCATATAGAGGTTAGAGATTCCCCCGACAACCGATAAGAATTGCTTAAATATAAGCTTGGAAGTATGGGAGTAAATTACTGGCTTTCAGTGAAATTTTAAGTTAAAGATCCAAAAAATAGGGTTCTCCCTCTCAGGGATAACTCTATCTAATAGTGGAGGTTAGTATGAAAAAACACGAGTTGATTATAGAAGATGAGTATGATGATGAAGAAGGTGTTTGGTTAGATACTGGTGATAGCATTATTAAGTTACCTCCTGAATTGTTACCTTATTTAAGAGAAACTGATATATTAGGATTAGCCTAATCACCGAACCCCTGGCGGGGTACGGACTTTAATAAAATATGAGACATTATACAGTTAACAATGTGCAATATGTGGTATATGAGTCAGAAGATGAATTACCGCCTGATGTTTATCCAATTAAGGATTGGCGTAATGGTGGCTTATTTGACTGGGTATTAGCCGATGATGGCTGCTTTATTCAGATACTGCGTAAAGGTACGATGACTAAACCAAAAGGTAAAGTGCGGCAGGTTGCCTATATAGGTACTTGTACTGGTACGTTTATCGTTTCCCCTAAAACAAAGATGGATACCTCTAGGCGTGTGAATATATATTCGCTTGGTGGAGATGTCGAAAGGAATCAAAGATTAGATGACAGAGAGAATTTATCTACTCGTGAAGAGTTATTTGTTACATACTTGGCAAAGGGCATGGATCCACGTAAAGCGTATCTTGAAGCCTTTCCTACTAATAATCCACATTATGCCGGCACACGTGCTGGCCAGCTTATTAAAACTGCAAGAGTAAGGAGTGCTATGAAAGAAGAGTTAAAGCCCTATATGGAGCAATTGGGATTAGATGAAAATTATGTGCTTAGTAACATAAAGGAGGTAATCGACTCTAGTGATGGCAAGGTAGCTGATAAGCTAAAGGCCTTGTTTAAATTGGCAGATATTATGGATATGGAAGATAAGAATACAACTCAGGTAACAACTATGACTGGAGCAGTGTTTCAGGGCTTTACTCCTGAGAAATTAGAAGAGGTTGAAAGACCAAAGGAGATAGAATAATGGCAAATCCAAATGATATAGCTTTTGATGCAATGAATAATGCTACTGCAACTAAGGCTGATAATTTGATGGCATCGAAAAAGAAGAATTACGACCTAGATAAGTGGGGGGTAGAGAAATATGGATTTGGCTCTACCAGATCAAAGAGTGTTGATCAATATAGAGGTGATCTAAAAATGCAAAAAAAACATTTAGGAGGCTTAGAAAGAGTAATTGATAAGCCAGGTGCTAAAGGATTTTTTCAAAAAGTGCTTCCTGGTGGAGCAACAGGTAAGCAACTTAATCCTGCATGGTTAGAGTCAGAATCTGAAGTAAGGCGTCTAGATTGGATCGTAAAAGATCGATCCAATCCAAAAAGGAGAGAAAAGGCTGATTGGGAGGCCGACCCAGAATTTATGACTAAAGAGAGATGGGGAAAGAGCACAGGGATTACTGATGTTAACCCTAAAGAGCATTGGACTGCCAGAGAGGATGAAAAGTACAAGTATGAACGTTTGACAGACAAAGATTATACCCCTCCTAAAAGCAGAAGTGAAAGAAGACTTAAAAAAGACGCACAATTTGTAAAGAGGTATGAAGAAGGTATAAAAGAAACAATTGGTACAAGATTTGAAAATGTTGAATAATGTCTGACTATAAAATATTAAAAAAGGTTGCTGAGGATACAAATTTTGAACTTAATCAGTTAATTGATATGTATATCGCAGAGTCTAGTGGTAGATCTGATGTTGTAAATCCTTTAGGCTATGTTGGCGGATTTCAATTCGGAACAACAGCAGGTGAAGAGTATAATTTGGTTGGAAAAGGTTTCGATTATAGAAAAGATTTAGATAAAAGTGCTCGTGCTGCTATAAAAATGTTTAGGAATCAAACTAAACCTATGTCAACTAAGGTTGATAGTTTGATTAAAAAAAGAGACTTGAGTTCCGGACTTGTTGGATATCTTGCACACCAACAGGGAAGATATGGATTTCAAGATATAATTACAGCAGCGGAATCTGGTAATATGGAAAATTCAACTAGAACTAATGTATTAGCTAATATTGGTGATAGTGATTGGTCTAATCTAAGTAATAAAGAACTTGCCGATGAATATTTAAAATTTTGGAAAAAACGATATAGTTCTAAAGTTAAGGAAGCTAGAATATGGCAAGAAAAGGGAAAAAATATAGCAGACAGAAATCTATTAAACCCTGACAAGGCTGTTATGGATTCAGTCCCTCTACCACCAAACTAAGGAGACAAATGAAGAAAACACCGGCACAGAAAATTAGAGATTACTTAAAGCTTCCTAAGTCGGCAGCCTATATTAAAAAACAAGAGAGGAAGGCATGGCAGAAATAGACGATAGAGCATTTGATAATATGCAGAGATCAACCAACCGGGCTCCAGATAGGCTCTTTGAAAATGGTCGGATGTTCACTGAATCAGAATATAATACTAAAGCAACTACCGCAGAAAGAGGTGAATATGATTCCAGAGCATACTTTCTATTGAAGGATTTGTAT